GAAAGATGTGTAACTCTTGAAGATTACGACTCACAAATATTTAAAATGCCGGGTAAGTTCGGAGCACCATCTAAAGTTAGTGTTACCAAAACAGGTAATAAGATAAATGTAAATATTCTAACTACAGATGTGAATGGTAATTTAACAAGTAATATTAATTCAAACATCGCAAATAATATTGCAACTTACTTATCGCAATATAGAATGATAAATGATTATGTTGTTGTTCAACCAGCTCAAGTCGTAAATCTTGGGTTTGTATTAGATGTTCAATATAATAAACAATACCCACCAACTGATTTATCTTCAGCAATTGTAACAAACATTGCCAATATATTTGATAAATCAACCCTTGCTTTAGGTGATGATGTTTATTTAGGGGTTGTTAAAAATGCAATTATGAATACACCAGGTGTGTTAAACTTAACATCACTTAAAGTTTATAATAAAGTGGGTGGTATTTATTCACAAAATACATCAGTTCAAACCGTGGCTTCCGATGGTGAAATACAAATAACAGAAGAGATAATACTTGCCGATGATAATCAAATATTACAAATATTAAACCCCTCTGTTGATATTGTAGTTAGATTGAAATAATTAATACATCGTTAATACTGCATGATTAATTTCCTGCTCACTTACTTTAGATAATATTCTTAAAATATCTCTTTCAGTATCAATAGAAACCCTATAACCTTTTTTACTATATTTAATAACCCTACTAATTAAAGACGTTGGTGTCTTTAATCTTTTATTTATAATTATTACTTTACCCCTAATGTCAGTAAAAAATCTTTCATTATAAACTATTTGTTTTTTGCTAATATCAACACCACACATCACACAAGTAAAATCAAATTGATTTATTATTTCATTAACACCTCCAAATGAATATCTAAGTGGATTTATGATTTGATATTTTTTATTTTCAATGGTAAATGTTATGGCATTTATAGTAACATGCTTACTAAAACTTTTTTTTAACCCATAATGTAAATTATCCATATCATTAATAGCGTTTTGATAATCATTTTCATTTGAAAACCAAATATCGAAGTCATTTATTTTTTCATCTAATATTATAGATGTTAATGCACCACCAGCAATTATTGCGTTATTATTAGTTAATATATTAATAACATCACTGTCTATATGTACGTTACACAAACTATCTATTATTGATGATTTATAATAATCTAAAAACAAATTCATATCTATATTAATAAGATCAAAAATGTTTGAAGAATAACAGTTATCAGACTTATCCCAAATATATACAAGTTTGTCACTTGTTAATTGAACAATAAACTTTTTAAGTTGACTGTCATATGGTAGTTTTTTAGAAAATACTAAAAAAAACATATCACCATTTTTTATATAACTATCCCATTGATTATTAATTTCAGAAGAAATACACCATTTAGTTCCTTTACCATATAAAAACATAGCTTCCATTGTAAAAACACTTTTTACAATAAAATCTTCATTTTCATAAATCACTTTAGAACCATCATTTTTAATTTTTTCTTCTTTCTCTGTTTCAGATTCTAAACTATCAACATAAAAGATAAAATCATTAATTGTTTTAAATGAAAAAATATCTCTAAATTCAACTGGTATTTTATCAATTAATCTCTTATGTTTTTGACATATAAAATTAAATGATGGGTGTAAATCACCACCCTTATACACCATATTTAACCACTTCTTATATTTTAAATCAATATCTAAATTAAATATATCCATAATTATTTATTATTAAAGTATAAAGTATCATTAACATTATATTCGACAGTACTAAACACCGTATAAGTTAACGTATCGTTACAAGTATTATATTTATAATACCCATCTTTTTTTTCTTTTGTTTGTATTATAAAAAATAATACTGTACTAAATATCAATGTTTTCATATGTAAAAATATATTAAAATAATTTAGTAAAGACAAACATTTTCCCTCTTTAAAAATTAAAAAAAAAGGCGGTATAATAACCGCCCTTTAATAACCACATTTTAAATTTTAAGAAATTATTGAGGATTTCATAGCTTTCATTATGTCTTCCGGTATCTCACACCCATTAGGTCCACTACAAGATACAGCTCCCATAGTATCCATATTAACATATTCGGGTTGTTTAATAGCCGTATTAAAATTAAAATCCCTTTGTTTTAATTCACGATTTATTCTAACCCATTTGTGATATAAATGTAAATCTTTAAGACATAATACCATTTCTTTAATATCTCCCTTAAAGAATCTCTTAGCGAATTGCTTAGCCCTTCTAATCCAATCTTTCTTAATTAAACCTTCAACCCTTGTTCCTTGTAATTTCAAATCTCTTTTATTTACATAGTCACAAGCCTCCCATAAGTTACCATCGAAAGCGTGTAACCCATCAACGATTAAACCTGAAGCGAATAAAGCCGCATCATCATACTTATCATATAATTCTTTACCTGACAATACTGACGTGAATGGTGCTTGGTTGAAATCTTTGTCACCTGTTAAAGGTAGGAATGATACCGCCGCGAAATCATATCTATTATTAAATAAATAATCTTCTACCATATCATAATCAGAATAATCCAATTCAACAGTATTAGAAACTGAATGTCTTAAATATGGTCGAACGTTTCTTTCGTTATTTGTTCCATATTCAACCCAATTGTTTTGAATTGTTTTAACCACTTCTAATTGATTCATACCAATTAAATCCTTTTTAAATTTAGCATTTTTATTAGCCATTACCGGAATATATGCGACATAATCTGTTTTATTAGAACTCCATACAGATTCTTCAATCAAATACGAATGTTCTTCATTCAAATACTTACCAATTTCAGATTGTTTATTAATTTGCATTACCCTAAAGTATCTTGGAGCATGATCTCCGTGACAACCAGAAGGTGATTTTAATAAAACTGAAGCATTTCCAGAAGGTTTAACACAAGTTGTTCTCGATGCTGGATTAATACCTATAATTTCAGCCAATTCCTTATTTACTTTTTTAACGATTTCAGCACCTTTTCTTTGAATTTCAGGATTCATCATAATATGTGGGTTAGCCATCCAACCTGTAAATGAACAACCTAATAATGCCTCTCTCCTGAAAATTGATTCTGTTACCTCACCTAAATATGGGAAATCAGCATAACCCGCTTGCAATGTACCTAAGATAGCTAAAGATTCACACGCATCGTAAAACTTATCTTCTGTTGTACACATACCACCATTACCCTCAGTTAAATTACATCCTTGAAATCCACTTAAACCATCAATTTGTGGGTATAAACCAATCTCAACACAATTATGAACAATAATACCATTAGCGTCAAATCTATGAATATCATGAACATTAACATCATACACATCTTCAAAACCATCGTATTCAATAGAACTAACCGTATCGTTAAAATACTCAGAATAAGGTTTGTAATTATCTAACATTTCAACAACCAATAATTGTTTTTTAGAATTTAATTTAATTCTATTATTAAATTCCCTAACGTTAGTCTTACTAACCTGTAAATCGTGATTTGATTTACAATAATATTCTTTTAAACCACCATTACCGTCAGGTAATTGTCTAAACCCTTCTTTACGTCTATTTTTATAGATAGTGGAAGTAATACCTAACCTTAATAACATTCTTTGAACTATATTAAGTATTTCAAGATTAGATTGGTTTAATCTTATATTATAGTCACCTTTATTTGTGTCATTATGGATTGTCCCATCAGCATCAATTAATCCAGATATAAAACCCTCATAGAATTTAGATGATTGTTGCTCTAATTTTTTATTAGGTAATTTTTCATTATTTTTAACACCAAATTGTTTAGCAAATTCTTTTAATTTAACACTTCCAATAGTGACAATACCATCATTATTTTCTTCAGCAGAGAACTCTTGATCGGTTTTAAAATTATTGTTTAAGTAAGTCTTAGCAACTTCTTTTACATCACTTTCACCCCAATATTTTAATAACGCAGATTTATCATCAAAAGTCCCATCACCAATTAGATTACCTAACAACCAACCTTTTTGGAATTCGCTTTCATCTTGACTACCCCAAATATAACCAATATTTTTAGTTAATTTAACTCTATCGCCGATATTAATATCTTTCAATTCTTTCCAAGATTCAATACCCATACTATTAACAGTTAAAATCTTATGATTTTCAGTTAATCTTAATTCATAACCCTTATTAGTTGTTAATTTAAATACATCCCTATCACCAGTTTTCCAAAAACCATTAGACATCATTTCGTGTTCTTCACCATTCACAACAATTGTTTTTTTAACACCAATTAAATCCTCAACCGTGAAAACACCTTCATTCGTCATTACGGTAGTATCTTTAGTTACACAAGGATTAGTTACTTGATCCTCATTATCCACAAAATAGAATCCAGGTTCACCAAAATCTTTGATTGATGTGAAAATCTTATTGAATTGTTCTTTCGTTGTAGTACTCCTATTAATTACCGCTGAATTATTAGACCTTCCTCTTTGTGGATTTTCATAATACCAATTACCAACCTTAGCATTCATCATTTCATCATCTTCCGGTGAGAATAAACAAATTGTAGCACTTCTTCTAACACCACCCGATAATACCGCATCCGCCATATACATAATAAAGTCATAAGCCATAATGGATTTCATTACGTTAACACCTTGATTTAAATTTCTTTCAATCAATTCCTCACCCTTTAATAATGATTTTCTCAACCCCTCAGGTCCAGGAGCTTTAAAACCACCACTAATCATAGCACCTTCAGGTCTAATTAAACTTAAATCAAATCTAATTTCATATCCTTGATACTCAGTAAATGGTGTTTCTTTTCCTTCTTCAATATATGAAGATACTAAAATACCAAAAGCGTCACTCCACCCTTCAATCGAATCAGGAACTACAAATGTTTTTGTACCTTTAGTTCTTTTAACTAAATTAGGTAATTTACTAATATGTTTATATTGAACCGAAAATCCAACACCACATCCACATAATAACAAATACATTATTTCTTGGAAACTTCTAACTCTATCCACATAAGTCGCCGTACAATTATATAATCTGGCATTATGTCTAATAATTGGTTCACCCCCAAACTGTAAAGCTCTTTGAGAACCTAATACCAACCTTTCTTTATAGGCATTTTCAGCCTTTTCGAATAATTCCACAAATCTTGGGTTTGATAAAAATTGTGAATACTTTTCTCTGTGCATATTCATAACCCTATTAACCGAATCTTCCCAAGTTTCAGTTCTATTCTCATCGTCAATCCATCTTGAATAATCTAAATAATATTTTAAATCACTCGCTAATTGAAGTCCATTCTTACTCATCTCTTATATCTTTTTTTAATTATTTTATTGTTTATATAAATATACTATTTTTTAGAAAAAATCCAAAGGAAAACAAAAAATACCCTAATTATTTTTTTTTAAAAACCTAATAAAATCAATATTAGGTATTTATAATTAATCAGAGGAAAATGTTTTTCCCCTTAAAGATATTCTTCATCCCCCACTACTTTTTCTTTCTGTTTTTTTTGTAAAATATCGTTAATCCTATTTCTTTTTTTCTCTTCTTTTTTGTTCTCAACACCTAAAAAAGTGAGTTCTTCAGTACTATTGTCAGTATCAATTTGTACTGAACCATTATCAAATAATACATTCTCAAATACAACACCTGCAGGTCCAAATCTATTTTTTAATATTGACATATTCGCTCTACCGTTTTCTTGTTGTTCCATTGTTCTACCAATAGAATATAAAAAGTGAGCGAATTGTGATTTTTTAATTGATCCTCCACCCATATCGGATGTCACAATTTCTTGTCCAATTGATTGTCTACCACCTTGTGTAAATAAGTGGATAGGTATTTTAAGTTCCTCAGCCAATGTTTCAAATTGTCTTACCAATACACCTTCAGCTGTCCAACTTTCTTCAGATAATTGAATGCAATCTAAATAATCCACAACAATCATATCAGGTGTAATATTATTTTGTCTTTGTTTTTTAACCCAATTACGTATTTTCTCGAAGGTTGTTCCGTATGAAGGAAACTTCTTTAAAACAAGTTTACCCTTACCCTTAATACCTTGAATTATTTCAATAACCGCCGATTTATTTTCCTTCAAATCGTTGATTGGGATACCTGTCCAACAAGCATAATGTTTACGTTTAATATCCCTAACTTTATCCTCAAAGAAAACGTGAAATACAGTTTTACCTAAATTATAGTTAGTATTAGCTATTTTAGTCGCACATGTGGATTTACCTGTTCCTAATGGTGCAATACCTAAACTAACTTCACCTGAACCTAATCCACCACCAGTTGATCTGTCAAAACCACCTATACCAAATGGTAATGGTTTTCTTTCATCATTATCCAACACGTTTTCAATATTATCCAAAGCATCTTCACCATTATCTTTATCTTCTGATATGTTAATGGCTTTCTTAATAATATCTTCACACTTATCATACGATTCAAAATCACCTTTTTCAAGTATCTTTTGTACCTTTTGAATTGCTTTCTTTAATTCTTGTTGTTTACAGAAATTAATTACTTTATGTTGAACGAAACTACTATCAGCCAATTCAACGTTTTTAACCCCATCAAGTTCATCAACAAGAACCCTTCTTGTTACCTCTGATGACGCCTCTGAGTTGATAATACTCTCAATAGCATCCATCGTAGGGATAGAATCATACTTAACATAATACTCCTTAATATACTGAGTGATAACCCTAAAATATTGATTATCAAAATATTTTGGATCGATAATGTTAATGTAGTTCTCACCAAAAGTTCTGTCAGTAAATATCTGAGCGAGAACCTTCGATTGGAAGCTATCACCTAAATACCCAAAATTTTCTTTATCAGTCATATTATTCCGTTTCTTCTGTATTTTGTAAAACTATTTGTAACTTTGATATTATTGTGGAAATAGAATCTTTAATATCTACAATGTACCTAATTTTTTGTCCGTTTTCAAAAAATACAGGAATACATAATCCATAACCCGAAAACATAGTTTCTGATATGGGTTTACCGTCAACTTTTACAGTAAATGTAAAATTATCTTTAATGTCGTTAAGATTATATTTTGGTATATCTTTAATCACAATATCACCATCATCATCATAATAAAACCCATAAGGATCATAATTATTCCAAAGGTGGTCAATACTTTTCTTCATAATACCTTTTTTAATGATACTAACAACTTGATCGGTGGTGTCTTTCATAGACAAACTTTTAGCCGCTTTTTCATTAAACTTCCTCACATTGAAGAATCTCTGAACAATAATATCTTTGTTCAGTTTTAACACAAACTCAAATCGTGTTTTAAATTTATCGTTCCCGATACTACTCATATTTTATTTTTTTTAAATTATTAATTTCCGCTTGAACCGAAACCATTTTCACCTCTATTGGTTTCACTTAACTCATTTACTTCCTCTAATTCAATTGTAGGGTATGGTATAATCACCAATTGTCCAACCTTATCACCAATTCCATATACCTCACCATTATCCCAATCCAATTTCTTAAATCTAAGTCTTAATGAACCTCGATAACCCGAATCTACAACCCCAATACTATTCGCTAATATCTGTTTTGTTTTACTAATTGATGATCTTGGGAATAATAAACCAACATATCCTTCAGGTATTTCAACAGCAATATCTGTTTCGTACTCATAAAAGATTTCATTTTTTACTAATGATGTTGCTACTAAATCCATACCTGCATCACCAGGTTTTGCATACTTCGGTGTTACCGCCTTTTCACTTAATTTTTTAAATCTTACTTTCATTATTTATATTCACTAATTGCTTTTTTATATAGTTTTTTTTCTTTCTCCATAATAATATAAAATGGTTTGAAAAAATCAATAAACCCTGAATCTGACTTTGGCATATACGAATAGATACCATCATTAATCATCTGTTTCATTAATACCTTATAATCTCTACCTTCAGGATTTAACACACCATTTATCAATTCATCATCAATTCTTTCTTTAACTTCGTTTGTTACTAATGGTTGACTTAAATCAATTATCTTTTTATTTACTATGTATAAGGTTTCACCCATTACACCATGCTTTGATTTACCATTAATTAAATTACGTAATACTGAAGACTCTCTTCCCCTTGATTCAGGTAATAATTTACTCCCCTTTTCAATAACCCATTCTAATGTTTTTTCTTCTTTTACTAACTCTGGAAATAACTTAAATAAAGTCGGTTCTCCCATACCATAAACACCTGCTATGTTATCCGAATTACAACCTGTTAAAACTTTTACTAATAATACGTTTTTATGAGTATATTCTAAATACTTATTCCAATTTTTTTCAGTTACAAAATCTCTTTTATCTACCAAATAAACTTCTGTGTCACTACTTATTAATTGTAGTAAATCCCTATCATTTGTATAAACATATTTATATTCGTTTGGGGTGTTTAAACAATAATAAGCAATACAATCATCAGCCTCAGAACCTTCATCCTCAAATTGTCTTAAATATAATTCTTCGCAATAATATTGTGATTTTACCTTTTGAATATTGAACTGGTAATCTTTATCAATTTTTTCATTCAACCCCTCCCTTTGTATTTTATAATCAGGATAAAATGTTCTTCTATAATCTTTTGAAGATTCACCATCCCAAAATACAATTACCTTATCAGGGTACATCTTATTTATCATCATCTTTATTGTAATTATAAACTGATATAACCCACCTATCTTATCCTCATTAAATATAACGTTTTTAGCTCCTTTAGTGCCTCTTTTTAATAGATAATTACCATCTATTATTAGTGTTCTTGTCATTACTTAATAGTAGTAAAAAATATATATAAAATCAAACAATTCTCAAAATACCTTCACCATCTCTCCACACACTACCCTCTGTTAATCCTATTGGACTGGTAGGTAAATTACTAAAAACAATACCACCATTTGTAATCACACTATTTGTACCCCCAATAGGATTAATAATAGGGTAAAAATCATTAATGGTTAGGTCGACATTATATTGTAAATCAATAATACCTGTATTTCTATTAACTAAAGGTTTTATTAAATTTTTTAAACTTCTCATACAAATATCCTTCCATTTACATTCGGTAGATTAACAACACCATAATTATTAGGATTTACCTGAACAGATGCGTATCTCGTCATGATACCTTTGATAGGAGCGAATGTAAATGGATTATACATTGTAGGAGTTAATTGAAGTGGAACGTATGGAGCGTATACATAACCACTATCTAAACTAACAACAATATTTCTTAACATTCGTTGTGTATTATATTCTTTAATCGTTCTCATTAATTAACACTTATTGTTCCGTAATTTAATCTCATATCCCTTATTATCCTCATATCAATTTCCGCCGCGATTTCTTCAGATAAAATAGCTATTAATTCAGCTTCTGCGTCAATGTTATAGAATACATTAACGTCTTGAGCCATTTCAGGTATCCACCTAACTTTAAATTTTACCTTACTTTTTTTTTCTTTAAGGTATTGATTTATTGTTTTCATTTTAATACCGACCTATAAAACTCCATCCTATTTTTTGAAACAAAATCTAAATTATATTTTTCTTTAACAGTTTCATATAAAGCTTCACCCATATCTTTTATTTGTTCAGGGTTATTAATTAATTTCTTAATTGTTTTATGCCAATCTTTATGACTTCTTTTTTGCTCAACCAAAAACCCATTCTTTCCATCAATAATATCTTCCGAATATGGTTCAATATGTGACGCAATTAACGCTTTTTTATGGAAACCAGCCTCCATTACCTTTAACGATGACTTAACCCTATTAAACTCAGTTTCTATCAAAGGGGCTAATGAAATGTCAAAGTAGTTATAATTTATAGCATATTTATTAATTGGTAATGTCCATCTTCTTCTATAAGGTTCATTCTTTTCATCGTAATTACCTTGAGTAAATTTATCTAAAAAGTTTTTATATTGAGGTGAAGTTATCTTATAGTTATCCGTTACAATTTTTTCATAATCATACCACACCGTTTCATGTGGCTTAATAGGTTCTTGAATTTGTTCCCCAGTTTGAGAATTTATGGTTGTTTTTGTTCCCCTTAAATCAAATCCACATAATACAAATTGTATCTTCCCCATAATAGAATTATCACCTGATAAAACATTTGTTACACCTTGTAATAATTGCAAATCCTTTAAATGTGATGAACCACCTAAATAACCGATACCAATTTTATCATTTTCCTCCCTATTAGGTATAAATTGTCTATCTCTTGGATTTACAGCATTTGGGAATATAACCACATTCTTATTATACATTCTAATCTTAGATGCAAAATAATTATTAGTGGTAGTTACATAATCAAACACCCTAAGATTTTCAACAATCTTCTTATCTATTTGCTGGTGTTTTATTAATTGATACAATCCGTGTGATGGATCAACCAACCAATGATCATCAATATCACCGATAATAATTTGATTAGGGTTTTGTTGTTTTAATCTTTTATATATTTCCGGAGTTGCACCAATATCAGGGGTTAAACTTCTATGACAAAATATAATATTATAATCTTTATATCTTGTAATGTCTGTAAAGTCTGAAATATCTATAATATCTATATGGATATCATCTTGAAACATCTCTTGTAAATGTATATGAGGCCATCTCATTCTGTAAGCACCTTTATTCAACCAACCCCAGCACCATCAATAGTTGTCACCAACATCTTGATCTTGCCAGGGTTGTTTTTTTGTTCTCCCGTAATTTCGTTATTTTTCATACACTATATATAACTAAGATACCACTAAAAATAAATATTTGTAAAAAAATACTATAAAAATCTTGTTTTTTTATTTTTTTTGCGTATTTATATAATATGAGAAATAAGATAGAAGACGAAAAAAAGAAAGTTAAGGTGAGTATAACTCTAAACCCTGAATTAGATAAGATTATGGGTGAATTACATAAGAATAAATCTAAGTATATTGAACATTTAATTTATAGGGATTTATTAAAAAACAATAAAATAAATGAAGATTTCATAATATAATGGATATAGAAGTAACATACCCCAAAATAAAAACCTAGTTAAACCATTTTACGATGGTATCCCCATTAAAACCTTTTTCCCATACATACCAACAATAAGCAATTGATGAACCACCATTTGCTTTCATCATTTCAAAGTCAGCATTTTTAGCACAAGTTATTCTGCTTGATGAAACAAATACATATTTCGGTGGGTATTTGGTGAATAAACTTTTTCTACCTTTACCTTCCATAAATTGTAATTTAAGGAACATAATAACTTTATTCCCATCATTTACCAATTCCAATCCTTTTTCAACAAACTCCTTAGCGTATTTGTATGGTGGATTTGTTATAATATCACCATCAAATACTTCAGTTTGACTTAAAAAATCAACACCTGTTTCACCATAACCCCTATCAATTAAATCTGTTGATTTGACATTATAACCATCATCTTCAAATATCTTACTTAGATGTCCTTGACCACAAGCACATTCCCAAATATTTTTGTTTAATTCAATTAAATCCAATAACATTTTACCCGCATTTGGATCTGTTGCATAAAAATCATTATCTTCCCTATCTGTTTCAGTATGATTACTCGCACCCAATGTTTTAAACACACTATTTGTATTACCAACCCAATCTTTATTTCCCATATTATTTATTTTTTAAGACACGATCACTCACATATATATAACTAAGACACCAGTGAAAATAAATATTAAGTTAACCTTTCATTTTAATTTGGTAAGTATTATAATTAAATCATGAAAACAATTATTAGATATGCTGGTGGTAAATCCAGAGCAATTAAACATATTACACCATTTATTACGGATTATGATAAAATAGTATCACCCTTTATTGGTGGTGGTTCATTAGAAGTTCATTGGGCTGGTAATTTAAATAAATCAGTAATTGGTTATGACGTATTTGACGTTCTAACTAATTTTTGGAATGTTCTATTAAACAAACCAAATGAATTATCTGATAAAATGAGTGAAATAAATCCGACAAATGATGAATATACGAGAATAAAAGATATTCTTATTAAATGTGACAAAACACAAGAATTGCTTAAAAATTGGAATACCGACTACTATAAAAGAGATGATGTTATTACCTTAGATGATATTACGTTAGCCACTTATTATTATTTCAACCATAATTGTTCATATGGACCTGGTTATCTTGGTTGGGGTAGTAGTGTTTATTTAACAGATAAAAAATGGGGTGATATGATTAAAAATGTTAAAGACTTTAAATGTCCTAATTTAACCGTTAATCAACAAACCTTTGATGTTACCTTAAAAAACCATAAAGAGGATTTCTTATATTTAGATCCACCATATTATTTAGATAAAGATAGTGACAATAAAATGCATAAAGGAATGTATCCTATGAAAAATATAGATGTCCATCATTCAGGTTTCAATCACGAATTATTAAGAGATTTATTATTGGAACATAAAGGAGATTTTGTTCTTTCATATAATAATTGTGAAACCATAAGAGAATATTATAAAGGTTTTAATTTTTATTTTCCGGAGTGGGATTATTCAATGTCTAATGGCGAGAAAAGAATTGGTAAAAATAGGACTGAATTAAACGAAGGTAAAATAGTTAAAGATTCACACGAGATTTTGATCGTAAAAAAAAGGGTATAAAACCCCTTTTTTTATTTTAATCTATCTATAACAATTATTTATTTTTTAAGACACGATCACTCACATAGCTAGCACACCAACCATTAGGTTTACCAATTGCTTTATACCCCATAGAACTAATCAAACCAATCCCACCATCATAAACCATATTTGATTTATGTGTGGGTTTTGAGTTAAGATCAAGATGAACTTCCTCAACAAAAGGTTTCATATCATCACCTAAATATTCTAAAAAATCTTTAGTTCTTTCTACTTCCCCCCATAATTTAGTAAACATATCCCTAATTCTTGGAACTTTTTCCATAAAATAAACAACATGACCACCTAATCCCTTTTTATAAAGAACAGCAGATACCGCATAGGTTGTAAAATCTCCAGATTGCTTTGAATCGCAACCAATATATAATCTTACATTACCATTATTACTAATATAATCACTAATATAACCCTTTATATCTTTAATATTCTTAGCGTTTACCATTACCATTTTTTTCGTTATATCAAATCTTCTCATAACTTCTTTTAATTACCACAAATATATAGTATAATTTATTAAAAAACAAGTATTTATTTTTAATGAATCCATTAACTAACAAAAAAATACCTATCACCAGACTTAGTAAGTGGTATGACGATGTAGATTTTTCGCTCGACATCGAGATGGGCAGAGAATACTTAGAAGATGATAATAACTTTACCGTTGTATTATATCAAATTGATAGACAAAAAACAAATTATGATGATATATATGGGGAAACACTTCAAGATGAAATCAGATTTAAACCACCAATCGAACTTAAAGTATTGGTAACTATTGAAGATAATGGTCCAAAATCATATAACCCTAACGGAACTTTATTTTATGAAGATTACGGAAATCTCACATTTTATGTGTATAAAAAGCAATTGGAAGAAAAGAAATGTGATATAGAGTTAGGTGATTTTGTTGGATATGCGGATAGTGAAACAAATGTTAAATATTATAAAGTTGTAGATCCTAATAGGATTGACGCTGAAACCGAAAAAACTCGTGGTGGATATAAAACTTATTATAATAAAATATTATGTGTTCCTGTTGATACCACAGAATTTCGTTCAATATAGTATTTATATGTATGGAAATATATATTTATACATTATCGGATGAAAATAATAACGTAAAATATGTCGGTCAAACTAATAATATTAGTTCGGTTTTAACAGGAAGAAGATTAACAGCTGGTAATTTTATTTGATCTTATAAGGATAACCCTTTAACTAAAGAAAAATTATTATCCATAATATCAACATTAAATAAACAAGAAAAAAAACCGGTATTACAACTTAATTTAAATGGTGGATTTATTAAAGAATGGGAATCGGTTAGGTGTGTCAGGAAAATTTACCCACATATTAATTCAATATTAAATGGTAGTAGAAAAACAGCTGGTGGGTATTTATGGGTATATAAATAAATATATAACCCCTATTATATAAAATAATTTCGGGGTGTTTAAATATATATTTATCATATTCTACCAGGTAAATCATCATTAAAATATTCACATACTTCTTTACTATCAGGATAAGAATCTGTTTCGATATATAATTTATCAGGTTCACTTTCTTTTAATAACGAACTAAAATATGTGTTGTAGTCAACAGTATAACCCCAATTGTTTATGGTATAATCATATAATATATCATACAAACTATCACCTAAATTATATAAAAATCTATATTCCGTATATTCTTTTGATTCATATCCACCAGTTTCACTATTCCTAACCCTTTTAGTTATTTTATATGGCTCATATCCAATATACATACCTAAATAAGTCTCTAATTCGTTTTGAGTATTTTCAATAATATCACTTTGAGCTGCGGAATTATAAGCGCTATCGTAAGCCCAACCCATTTCTTTTTTTAATTCACCAAACTCATCATACTCATCTATTATACTACCTAAATCATCATCAGATATTTCATTTAAGAATGTATCACCAATATCAATATTTTCACCATCCTCATTTTCATATTCAGTAATATTCTCCTTAATCCAAGCTTTAGTATATTCAATTGACTTTGAATTAACGCAACCCCATACATCATCATACCAATCATAAAAAGTATCATTATATGGATCCCAATCTAAATTATCACCTAATATTTTTTCAGCCAAATCTGTATCCTTAAATAAAAACGCATAATCGGTTCTATCATTAACAACTAAAATTGGTTTACCATCTTTAATTTTAATATCATCAATTCTAATATCACCAATCTTATTTTCAATCATATAATTTATACCCTTTTTAAATTTAACAATAGAAAATAATTTAAATATTTCATCATATCCAACAATATCAGCCAATTTTTTAAATGAAAACTTTTTAAGGATAAAATCAAAAAGTTTTCTAGAACCCTCGTTTATTTCATATAAATTAGTTACATTTCTCTTTTCCCAACCAGACATATACTTACCATATATACTTTCAGGAACTTCAACATTAAACACCTCAACTAGATTTTCAATAGAAACATCACCAACAAAATCGTCATAATTTTTTAAGAAATAAGAAAAAGCCCTTTCCTGTGATTTGAATATTTTATTTATATCCCCAACTTCAAATACCCTACCAATACTTTCAGGTTCATTTTGTTTAAGGTATAGAAAAGCTCTTCCGTATGAAGTAGGTTCAATCTCATTACCATCACTTTTATTAAATGAAGCGATAAAAGTTTCTTTAGGTACTTGTCTAAGAAAATAATCAACAAAAGAATAATTACGATCTTTTCCATCAAACTCATACGCTATTTCATATAATTCTTTTCTCTTTTTTGGGGTTTCGTTTGTTAATAAACCAGGTAAAATACTTGTTAAACTAAATATAGGTTCGGTTTTATTTTTAATAATATATTTAATAATTTTTTCGGCACCATATAATTCACCCATTTCATTCAGATAATTACCACCTTTAGCCAACCAATATAATATAGTTAAATCATTTTTACCAATCTCTAAAGCTTTATTTTTATCACCGCCTAAAAAACTATTAATAAACTTACTAGGTGAGTATTCGGTAGTAATTGCTAATTGATGGTAACTACGAATAAAATCCATCCACGTCAATTCTCTTGGTTCTAACAAGTTTTCTTTATTTCTAATTAAATACAATTTTTCACCATTTGTAAACCAATTACCTAAATATTCCGTAACATTACCTTTTAATAAATCCAATTTCTTAACTATAGCATCTTCAATTTTTAAATTATATTTATAACTCAACCATTTAGTTGCTCTTTCGCTTTCCAATGTGGAAATAAGTTGTAAGTCAGTTAAACCCTCTTCCTTTTGTTTAATTGATGTTAAATATTCTTCAGGAAGCATTTTATGGTAATTTTCAGGATCTTTTTCTTTAAGATAAGAAATCAAAAAATTTAAAA